CACTGAGCATAGTAGTATTACGCATTTGTAAATAACCACGAATGTTCATTTTACTTGCCGCATGTACAGTAGTATCTTTTTCTTTTTTAGCAGCGCCTGTTTCTCCACTGTGTCCTTTGTTTAATAATGCGCCTTCTTCTTCTGTAAGTACACCTTTCATAACTAGTGCGTTAACAATGTCAGTGGTGCTGTCTGCGTATGCCGGTGCAGCAATTAATGTTAGTGCTACAAATAACCCTGTGAAAATATTTTTTAATGTCATAATGTTTCCTTATTTGATTCGTTTAATTAAGTCTTTAATTTTAATGCCTACTTCTGGAGTACCGTTAAATCCTGTACCTGGTTTTAGTGCTTTGAAATGTTCTGTTACTGCCGCATAGTCATCATTTGGTAGCGGAACATACTGTACTTCTTTTACTAACTTGGGCGCATTTTCTAAATAGAAATTTACAAATGCTTTTACTTCTGGTCTGAACGCAGCCGCTGTTGCGTTTACATAGATAAACAATGGACGACTTAATGGTTGATATGTACCGTTCATAACTGTTTCCGGACTTGGTATTACCGGTGTTGCTGTTCCTTTAGCGATAATAGGAATAGCACGTAATTTGTCTTGGTTAGATTCGTAATAAGCATAACCAAAGTAACCCAAACTACCCGGATTGCCTGCTACCCCTGTTACTAGAACATTGTCATCTTCACTTGGGGTATAGTCACTGCGACTTGATTTAGCTTTACCGTTGACCGCTTCAGTGAAGTAGTCGAATGTACCAGAAGCCGTACCTGGGCCGTATAAAGCTAAGGCTTTGTCTGGGTAAGCTGAATTAACTTGTTTCCAGTTTTTAACTGAGCTGCCCGGTGCCCAAATTTTGTTTAGTTCTGCTACTGTTAAACTTTTCACCCAGTCATTTTTACTGTTTACTACTACAGTAAGCGCATCGTAGGCAATTGGTAATTCAATGTACTGTACACCTGCTTCTTTACAAGCATCCATTTCTTTTTGTGAAATAGGACGGCTAGCATCACTGATGTCAGTTTCGCCACGGCAGAATTTTTTGAAACCGCCACCTGTGCCACTTTCACCTACAGTTACTTTGACACCTGTTTTCTTTTGGAATTCTTCTGCTACTGCTTCTGATATTGGATAGACAGTTGAACTGCCATCTATTTTGATCATTTTGTCTGCGGCTTGAACTTGTTTTAATCCGGCCATTGTTACAGCAAATGCTATTACTACATAATACATTATTGATTTAACCTGTTGTATGGTCATTAATATTCCCCTTATATGTATTATTTAAACACACAAAGATTACAGTAATGTTACAAATAGATTAAATTTTTAATACACTTAATCAAAAAAAAAAGCCCGCCGAAGCGAGCTTTTTTAATTATTAAACTAAGAAGTTAATCTTAGAAGAATAAGATAGCACCTGCTGATACCGAACGTGATTTACCTTCTGCACCGTTTTGTGCTTCTGATTTAACGTCTGAGTATTCAGCTACTAAGTTTACGTGTTTTGTAAGTGGGTGATAAGCACCAACAGTCCACATTTCGTTTTTCGAAACTAAAGCTGTAGCTGTTTCGCTACTGTTACGATCTAATTTACTTTGACCATAACTTACACCAAGTTTAGTTGCTGTAGGCAATGTGTATGTACCTTGCACGTAACCGCCGTTTGAATCACGACGTTTACCTGTAGCATCAAAGCCGTCTAGCAATTGAATTGTACGACCAATACCTTTACCATCATAGTAGTAAGCAGTCAAGCCATACGGACCAGCAGCTAAGTTTGTACCAACGTCCCAAGCATAAGCGCGATCATCTGCACTAGCACCAGTTACGCCTTCAACTTTTTGTGTGATAGCTGATGACCAAACTTTGGCAGCGATAGGGCCTTCTAATGAGTATGATACTTTACCTTCAAATGCTGGCTGAGCACCGCCACGTCCTGTTGAAGTGGCTGAAGCGTTAGTTACTGCGCTAGTAGCATTTAAGTCAGCTGATTGAGCATTCCATGCTTGCGTTACGCCAGCTGTGAAGCTAAAGCCATTGAAGTTTGGTGACGTGTAAGCAATTTGTGATTTCCAGTCAGCGTACATATAGCCTGTACCAATACGACCTAGTGTAGTTGTATTACCTGCTAAGGCACCAGCACCTGCACCAACGCCTAATAATGTCATGTCGTTTAAGATAGCATCGCTAGCAAAAATACCTAAGTCTTTACCTAGTTTTACACTGCCCCATGATTTGTCACCGATGGTTAAGAATGCTTGACGATTTTCTTGATTAGCGCCTTGATCGCCGCCCTGTGTTGTAGAAGCACCAGGATTGATAGCGATCGTAAAACCAATGTCTAGATCATTTTGACGTGATTTACCGGAAATTGATAATACGTTTGGTAATAAACCAGTTGTAATATTTGATTCGTTACGTTGACCATTGGCATTAGGACCGCCAAGGCCACCAACCACTGCACTGCCTGTGCCACGTGTGTTTGTGTAGTAAGCGTTAACTACGCCACCGATGTCTAGAGTCCAATCACCTGCTGGAATTACGATGCCAGCGTGGGCAGTTGAATACATACTTGCTAATAATGTTGCTAATAATAATTTCTTCATTACTTTACTTCTCCTTAAATTGGATTAACACAGTTGTAGTGTTATACTACTCAGTGTAATTTATTTATAACAAGAAGTCAAGAAAATGTTGCCTTTTGACAACATTTTTGGTAAAATTGATAAGAAAGTGTGGCAGAAATGCCACACATTTGCTTAGTAACGATAAGTATCTGACTTATATGGGCCTTCAACTCTAACACCAATATACTTGGCTTGATCAGCTGACAACTCTGTTAGTTGCGCACCAATCTGTGCCAGGTGTAACTTGGCTACTTTTTCATCTAGATGTTTTGGCAACAAATGAATACTACCTGTATTGTAATCTTCCCAATTTTGGAACATTTCAATTTGTGCTAACACTTGATTAGTAAAACTGTTTGACATAACAAAACTAGGATGTCCTGTGCCGCACCCTAAGTTTACTAGACGACCTTTGGCTAAAATAATAAGTTTATTACCGCTAGGCATGGTAACGTGATCAACTTGTGGTTTAATTTCATCCCACTCGTAGTTAGCTAAACTAGCAATGTCAATCTCACTGTCGAAATGTCCAATATTACACACAATAGCATTGTGCTTCATCGTATTCATATGGTCATGTGTGATAACATTGATATTACCTGTAGCTGTTACAAAAATGTCTGCTTTATCTGCGGCATAGTCCATAGTAACCACACGATAGCCTTCCATGGCCGCTTGTAAGGCACAAATTGGATCTACTTCAGTTACCCAGACCTGCGCACTTAGAGCACGCAATGCGGCGGCACTACCTTTACCCACATCACCAAAACCTGCTACTACTGTTACTTTACCAGCAATCATCACGTCAGTGGCACGTTTGATTCCGTCCACTAAACTTTCACGGCAACCATATAGATTATCAAACTTAGTTTTAGTTACGCTATCGTTTACATTAATAGCACGTAAGTGGAATTCTCCATTGGCGATCGCTTCATTGATTTTATGAATGCCAGTGGTTGTTTCTTCAGTAACACCACGGATTTCATTTATCAAATCTGGACGGTTATGGTGCACCCAATATGTTAGATCATGCCCGTCATCTAGCAGCATGTTGGGACGCCAATTATCAGGGCCACTAAGTGTTTTCTCAATACACCACCAGTATTCTTCTTCTGTTTCGCCCTTCCACGCAAACACAGGAATGCCCAAGTCTGCTAACGCGGCCGCGGCGTGGTCTTGTGTACTAAAAATGTTACAGCTAGACCAGCGCACTTCTGCGCCCAAGGCAACTAGTGTCTGCACTAATACCGCAGTTTGAATAGTCATATGTAGACTACCTGCAATACGAGCGCCTTTGAGTGGTTGTGTTAGTTTGTACTCTTCTCTGACTGCAATTAATCCGGGCATTTCCGTTTCTGCAATGGCTATTTCTTTGTGCCCCCAGGCTGCTAGACTGATATCTTTTACTTTGAAATCCATGTTTTATCCTATAATTAATATAATATATACTTATTAAACTACCTGTTCTAGTAAATGTTTTTCTAAATTATCTATTAGATAGTTTGAATTTTTTTCTTTTTTTGCATTTAATACTGTATGGGCACCGACTGACCAGGTGAAATATGGGTTCATAAATTCGTACCCAACTAACCCAAATTGCACTTTCATATGTCGGGTTAAATTCTCTTCGTTATCAAAGTAACTTTCCATAAATTCTCGACTACCGCCCGTGGTCATTGACATCATTACCCGACGGCCTGTTAAAAATTTATTATGCTCTTGCTTGCCGCCTTTGGTTTCTACGTTGTTTAATGTAAATAATGCATCGTACGCAAATACATTTTCAATGTATGCTTTAAGCAACGATGGGTACGTCCACCACCACAAGGGGCACTGTATATAAAGTAAGTCTGCCTCTTTTAATTTTTCTATTTCTTGCAGTGCAAACTTAGGCAATAATCCGGCTTTATTTGCTAGTAACCATTTGTCAGTAAAACTGCGTATCTTGCTAGTAATACCCGGTAAACAAAAGTCACGTTTAAAATTATTCTCCAATCCTCTTGGATCAAAATTTGACCTATACAAGTCTAGTATATTAACTTCGTGCCCGTTGGATTTAAAACAGCCAACTGCACGTTCAAATAGTGCATGATTTAGGCTTGTTTTTGCTGGGTGCACCAGCATGGCATAAATTTTCATTTTACAAATACCCCTAATAGTTGTTTTTTACCTCGCATGATATTTCCTGTATCTAAAAATAATTTATACATTGATATCACCGAATTTATATTATATCTTTTAGTTTTTTTAAAACTTATCTTATTCATCCCTTGCCATAGTGTTTTTCCTATGTTATTTTTATTAACATAAAGTTTTTGTTCACCAGTGATGATTTCATAAGGTATGTTGTATTTTTCCTTTATGTATTCTAAAATATCCGATCGAAATCTATTATCAAGAAATACCAAGGCAACAAAATAATATCCACCATAGATATTATTATTGTCAATATCAAACGTACAGTCTAATTTAGGATCATTAAGAATTTCCTGCCATCTGTTGTATATCGTTTGATAGTAGTTGCTAGATTTGAAGAAATTATTAAAAATATCTCGTATAATCACGCCGTGACGACGGCCCGCATGCTTCTGTCTTATCCAATCTAATGTATTACTAAAATAGCCGCCTTGCACAAATAGATTATATAGACTAGTAGACAACAACATTTCTAAATATTCGTCGGTGGTATAAGTATCACAGCCCACAACTATCTCATGTTGTGCATGAGTCTCCGGATAACTCCACCCGTTGGTCTTGGCTACTGTTTTTATACCCCATGTTTTCCTATATTCTATTCCATAACTAGGGGCTTCGGGCAGCAAGATCCATTCAAACCACTGGACAGATAATCTATAATTGCCAAATACATCTAGCTCATGATAGAATTTATCTAAGGTCATGCCAGGTAATCCCATAATGATTTCTACATACAAAGGTAATTTAGTATTTTTAGCAATAGGTTCAAATACAGATAATTGCTTTTCAAAGGGAATATTTTTTCGATCGATATTTTTTAATATATCGTTGTCTAACGTCTGCAGACTTAGTTTGATTTCTTTATTGTGGCTAAGATTATTATGTATGTCTGTTTCTAATATCGATTTAATAGCATCAAGTCTATTTTCAGTTTTAGCAAATCCACCATAGCCCATCCTAAACGTAGCACGTGATTCTTTTTTGCGTTTAACAATATAGTTGATAATATCTATGTCTCGATCACCAAATATACCAAAATTAGCATCGGCTAGATATAGATAGGTAAGATCAAATGTAACCAATGCATCTATATCTTTTTTAACTGAGTCAGGGCTCTTTTGTATCACAGTTGTTCCAATGCCGCCACCCCAATCACAGTATGTGCAGCCGTACGGGCAACCGCGGGTAGTTTCAACAATACTTAACAACATAGAGTCGTTGAAGTTGATTTTTTTAAACGTTTCAAATTCTTTAAGGGCCGATTGCTGTGCCAAAAATGCACTGTAGTCATAGTGAAATTCTTTACGCTGACTTCGAGTCATAGACTGGTTGCTGGACAACATAGCTCTAGATTTACTTGGATATCTGGTATCTGTTAATAATTTCCAATCAACAACACCGCTGTCATAATTGTCTAGTAGTTCTTTGAAAAATACTTCGCCGTAACAGTCCCCTAGGTGACTAGCATCTAAATAAGGATGTTTCTTAAACCAATCAATATCATGCTTAAGATATTGATGCGGGCCGCCACTAACTACTAGGCATTTAGGAAATGTTTCTTTAACCCATGTGGCTATTTCATGTGCCAGGCCAAAATTCCACACATACAAACTAACAGCAAACACATCTGGTTTAGTGCGTAGTAGTTCGTGTTTAATTTTATTAATATCAGTAGCATCATAGCAGTCAAGATAACACGGATGCCAGATCCATTCATCTTTATGTTTGCCATGCATCTCATAATAGGTTTTGGCACTGGCCCACAATGCTGGCAACCATATCTCACTGCTAAATCTAGGAAAGTTTGCTATGACAATGGTTTTCATTTAGCCATTCCTAATTTTAGCAATTTAATTATATAACCACCAAGATCTATTTCAAACCAACGATAACTATGGCTTTGTTGCTGTATCCAACGATGTGTGTGATGATTGTTGTGCAACAACGAACTAAAAAGGCCGCATCCTAACAAATAATGCGTTATCAATCTATTGTTGCTGTTATTGGGGACATCTTCATTTCTATACCCTAACAATTTACTGTGCCCTAAACTAGTAGTAAGGAACGTAATTATACTAATGATGATACGGCCCATAAACACAATTTTAAACAATACCACCGGCATTACTAACCATAACACAAGCCAATATAATAATGTTAACGGTATTTTAAATTCTTCACAGAAAAACGTCCAGTTGTCTTCTAATATATCTTTATGTATAATAGATTGTCTTGTCACATAAGTGTCTCTATTAGAATAGTCTGTTAGAGTTTGATATAAAAACATAATAGGACTCAGACTACAAACCGTATACCAATGTAGAGGAAAGTACAAATTATCTCTGCCGGATTGATCTGTTTGACTGTGATGATTTCCGTGATTAATACAGATATTGGTTAACGGTCCGTTGGCATGATCAACTGTGATTAGGAATGTTAATATTTTGTAGGTTAAACTTTTTGTATTAATCTTAAATAAGTAGTGTGAACAAATAAGATGACCGAATAACTCATTGATTGTAACGGTATAAAATGTCGCAAGGACATACCAATACCATTCAGTATTAATATGTTTCAAAGTTACTGCTAGTTCGTTAACACCAGCGACCCAAGCCACTGATGTTAAGACAAACAGTATAACATTGCTAGGATTAAGCGTGAACATACTTTTTAGCAAATGCTTTAAAATACCCTAATAAATCACGAGGGGGGAGTTTAAAGTTTTTAATGCCAGCAATCTTAACGATATGGCGTATTTCGTTAGCGTACTCGTTGGCATAGGGTTGCTGTAGGTATGGCTGGTATGCACCATCTTGAAGATTGGTATAATCATGAGCAATACGATAACATAGTCGACCTTCAATATTGCCCAATCTGCGATGTAGGGTGATTGAATTGTCAAACAACATTAAATCATTATTGTTCTTATACCAATGGTCATACATATATTTTTCAACAAATAGTTCTTTATTGATACGTTTAAATACCTTATCGCTTTCTTTCTTAGTAAGGCCTTTGATACTGTAAGCAGTATTGATACTATAATGCAATCCTGTAATACCGCCTGGGCTACGGATAACCATTGGGATTTCTCTGTCCTCTTCTGGACACATGTTGGCGTGCATGATAGCATCTTGTTCTTTATTCAATCCGGGATTAATTTTACCAGGAGTAAAGCGATGCAAGATAATCATGTCATCTAGCTCTCTACGGAAACTATCATTTACATTTTCATAATAGTCTGGTGTTGTGACAAATCCCGTAGCACTACCAACAACATTTTGTTGTGCAAACAATGCAACACCCGGAGTCCAAGTTAAGGTACCGCTTTCGTTGCTGTGCCACAATAGTTCGCCTTCGGCGAACAGTCCTTTAGGATTACCGTCTTCATCATAGCCGCCAGTCACACGACTAACATCATAACCGCTGGCTGTGCGTTCTTGTGTTTTAAACAATGATCGAATCGCCACTGCATCTTCTGCATCTAAATAGTCAGCACTTTCTTGTGCATCATTGACAATGATAGGCCAAGGTCTATCATATTTTTTAACTAGATAGTTTTTAAGACCGTACCGTGTTTCGCCAAATTTAAGAACACGATCTACAAAGTGGTCTTTAGTTAAATTGGTATTACGAATAACAGTAACAAGTCCCTGCATATGAATCTTGCCTATTTCTAACCATTCATCATCTGACAAATGATTAAAATCTACATCATCGACGTAAGTGCCAAATCGGCCAAGACCAGGAATCTTTGATAATTTCATAGAAAATTCTCCTCAATATTTTAATAGTATAACAGATTTATTTTAATATTGCTAGTGAAGAATTTCACATACGACATAGAGGGCCCATTTCGAAGGTCATCTACTCGACGTCAACACTGAAGGTTGGCGTTGCATTAATATTTATACGTTAGCGTTGTTTAGTGAAAATATATAGAACCAACCCACCATTTTCACTATTAAACCAAGCTAAAAAGTCTACAAATTTGTTAGAAATGCTAGGGTTCGCTGATTGAAATTCTAAGTCACTACACATGTTGCGTACTTGCTTATTACTAAAACTTAACTCAAATGGATTATTCTCTTGATCTTGATACAACGTATCACAATTGTAGTTAATGTTAAAGAACCTTTTGAGTATTTTACCGTTTGGGTTATACAGTGCCAACAGTAACTTTCCACCAGGTTTAAGTAACTGTTTAATTTTAGCCAAGGCTTTTTCATATTGTGGAATATGGTGTAACACTCCGCAACAGATAATTACATCATATTTCTTGCTAGTTTTAAAATTTAAAAAATCTGTTTTAACCCATTTAACATTATTGATTCCGTTAGTTGTAGCAAAGTTACTAGCATAATCAATGCTATCACTAAAGTCAACTGCGGTGAATCTACTATTCTTGTATTTGTCAGCGAACAGATTCGATACTAATCCTGTCCCACAACCAACATCTAATACATCCATATTATCATTTAACATTAGATCGATCTCACGTAAATAGATATTGTGTATGCCTTGTTCTTCATAGAACTTCAAATCTTCCAAACTATAGCGGCCGGGAAAATGTAGATTACTATAAAATTGTTTAATTTGTTCAGTGATCATCTAAGACTTTCTAGTAATTCTTTATATTTTGCTGATAACAGATCTTCTGTTGAATCAATAATAAAATCGTTAGGTGAAAATTCTGGTATTGGCATATTAATGGTTTCTTGGGATATCTTTTTAGCAAGTTCTCTATGCTTACCTAATTTAGGATTTTGATTTAAAATTAGTTCTAAGGCATAGTCATGATGTGCTAGACTGTTAGGATGATGATCTGTTTCATGCTTTAATACAACATATTCTTTATTGTTAATAAAGTATTCCCAAATACCAGAAAACTCCTTGGGATTAAATGGATTTTTTGGCGGATTAATAAATTTTGTCCAGTCTATTAAATTTATTAGATTTTTTATAGGCGACAACTCTGTTATTTGTTTAATTGTTTGTATTTCACCAGCAGAGATATCATCTTTTTCTTGATAGACAGTTTTATATCTAGGATAAAATTTAGGTCTCCCATCTGCCCATATATTTTTAGAAGAATGCATAGTATATGAGCATCCTATTTTTTCTAACAACAACTGAGTCTGATAAATGATCTGCAACTGATCAACTATCATGTTTGTAAAACTCGAGTACAGGTCTGGGTGTGTTCTGTATAATCCCATGTATGGATTATCCTTGCTAAACCAAATTTTTCCCTCTGTGGCAGGGAAAAATCCTGCTACTTGTTTGTTTTTGACCCATTCTTCGTCGTACCATAAACCAATTCGATGATTCTCGGCCCACATAATATTAATATGATCTTTTTCTGTAAATGAATTTATTTTATCAAGCAAGATCCAATAGATATTTTGATTACCGTATCCTTTATTAGCCAAATTTGTCACAGGTTGATCGTAGACTTGTAGCCAATCAGCCCACGTAGGCCAATACCATTTAGTCATACTACACCCAAGTGTATAAATCATTGATTAGTCCTTGGGGGCTTCTCTATTAGGTTTTTGTGCCATTGCTGGATCACTAAATTTGCGACCTTTGTTGGCTACATACGTTGATTGAGCATCAATCATTGCTCGTTTAAAAATGCCACGTGCTACAGGATCAATGATATTAGCAAGTTTAATCTTATTCATCTTGCCAAATTTAAATGTTGAGTTTGTTTTTGCCATGCTGTTCTCCTATCGAATTTTATCTAAATATTCTTTACCAATTGTACCAGTAGCGATCTCATACAATGCTGTTACGTTGGATTTATTTTCATATGTTATTTTAACTCCGTTGCGTTCTTGGAATGTGCGTTGAGTAGCAATTTCTCTAGAACGTGTTGCTGCCGCTAAAATTAATTTAAATTGATTATTGTCAAATACTGCTAACGCATCATCAATGTTATAAACTTCTATGGAACTTTTTACTCGTGCTTTCATAATAAATCCTATATAGGTGGGTAGTTGTTTTAGTATACACTAACTGTTAGATTTAGTCAAGTCTTTTATGTGTTTAATTACAGTATTGGCGCTTTTAATATTCATGTATTTTAACGGCTGTGTCAGAAACTTCATTGATTGATTCTGTGTCCAATCGTATGCATAGAATTCCTGCCAAGTGTCTATATGTGGTTGTAGATGCATTTGACTTAATGCCCAATTATCTGTTTTTGCTGTTATATACATACCGAGCAATTCGTACTCACTTAGCCACTTGTTATGATCGAACGGTCTGGCTCGTTCTATAGCCTGCAGCCAAGTACATTGATTACGTTCTTCTAATAGTTGTTTTAAATCTTTCCAGTAAGCTCGAGTAAATGGCATCAGCTCATTTACCAAACTATATTTGACTGTTTGAGCTAATCCGGTTATTTGTGTGATCATTTCTACATATATTTTTTGATAAGGATTCCACAAGTTCTCAGCTCGCAATATTAGTTTATTGTCTTCGAGCCAAGTAAATGGTTTTAGCAGTACTTGGTCGCAGTCTTGTATTAGATAATAGTCGCTGTCAAAGTGATCTATAGCACAAAGTTTTAAGGCCTGTTGATAAAACCAATGATCGTGCTTCCACGCAGATAAATCATAGTAATCTTCAAAATAAAGATCGTCGAGTAATGTGTAAGTAGAAGTGTTCAATCCGTATTCTGCAAACACACTGTCTATTTTATGTTGGGGATAGGGACTGATGATATAAGTTACATCGGGTTTAGGATTTATATAGTTGTCAAACGTCAGAGTAACAGCAGCTTCATTAATCCTACTAGGACCAATAAGTAAAATGCGTGTTATCATCTTATTCCGTTGGATGTGCTGGTACTAAATCTGCCAGGCCCCAAGTAATACTCATGCCAGGGCTTATGTCGGGTACTGAGCACCATCCATTGAATTTAGGATCATCTATGTGCGGATTGGTGATAGTTACGTTCGGCTGTCCGCCAAATCGTAACGGTTTGACTTTAGCAGCCTGTTGCCAATTTAGATTAATCTGCTGACCATCTAAATAGAATTCAACAGTATATGTTTGGATTGGGCCAATTGATTCCGGGTGGTTAAGCACTGTTAATGTTAGATGGGTTGTACCGTCCCAAGTATCTGTCACTACTTCAATTTTGTTTGGATCTACCAGATTAGGATCGCTATTAAACGGTGCTGTTACTTCTGCTCGCTCAACTATTTTATCTGCGCCTAATGATATGTCCACCCAGGCATTACCTGTTAGCGGACTACCTTTACTTACATTAACTACTACTTTGAGTTCTGACATAATTGAATACCTTTTATTTAAAGAAAAATGCTAGTTTACCACCAATACGCGAGCTATAGTAATTCTTGCCGCCATCCATCATAATATGACCTTCAAAATTTGGAGGATACACTGCGGTAAATCCTTGCAAGACTGCATCTTCACCTTTCTTGGCCATCTTAGTATATATCTGTACAATACTAGATTGGTTTAATAATGCAAGTGCGCCTTGACTAAATTCTTCGTTCATATTTACTGCATTGGCTACAGTTTTGGCGGCGGCAGCCATAATTGCATAACCTGTATTAAATCCTACTACGTTAGGTTTAACTGTGTATGGTTCCAATATTGTGCGAGCATTTTTAGTTATACCATCAAACGTTGTTTTTCCTGTTTTAATATATAACGTTACTTCGTCAAATAACTCATTAGTAATACCAGGAACACCCAATGCTATACCTAATTCAAATGGTCCTGTTAATGCTGAATTTTCTGCAATAATAGTTACTACGTCAATGGCGAATTTAGCTGTGTTTATTAACTCAGTATTACCTTCACGTTCTGCTTTTTTGTAAGCATCGTGTAGATTTTTAGCACTAGCTTTGGCCCCGCTACCACCTTTACTACTAATGCCAATTTGTTGTCCATTTGGAGCAGTTAAGAAACTGTCGCATAAGGCGGCATTCATTGCCATTGGAAATTGTACTTTACATTTGCTCCACGGTGCACCATCAGCTAGTGCCAGGCGTGCCTCGTCTGCTTGTCCGCCCACTACACCACCAGCAAGTGCTACAGGTTGCATAATCTCGCCAAAGTAATCACGGATAGCTTCCATTTGTGGTGCCATACCTGGGAATATAATGGCGCCTTGGCCTTGTGCTAGTGCAGTAAGATTTTGTGTGAATATTTCTTTAACAGGATCAGGACTGTTTGCTGTTACTGTTTGAATAAGCTGTCCCACGTCATTAAATACGTTTTCCGTTTTAATAAGATTTTGTGGGTCATAACCTGCTTGTAATTTTTTGGCACCTTTAGTTGCTAATTTCCAACCGGGGGGAATTTGATTGTTATTCCAAATTCCTAACATATTATGTTTAGTTTGTTGTAGATACCTGCCCCAATACACGCGACCGCCATCTTCGTCGTCGAGCTCTGCTACAGCAAATGCGCCGCCGCCTGGATTATTAGTCCACTCAATCTTAGCGTTGGCTTCTTGCTCAAATTGTGCAATTGCTTGATCTCGTTCTTGTGGGGTGGCAAACTTTGCTTGCTCTGGGTCGGGATATGATATAGCTGTTACAAAATTAAATGTTTTACCATCCTGATTTGCAAAGGAATCGCCAGGAAGGCGACCAAATATACCCTTAGCTTCTGTTACTAAATCATAAAATCTCATATCTACACCTTATTATTAGTGTATTTATCCTGACGTTCAATGTCATCCTCCGAACAACGTGCGCCGTATTGTATTTCCACAATGCGACATGGTTGATCGTATGGATTGTGTAGTTGGTGCCACGATTCTAAACACACATGTAATCGTTGATGTCTAACTAATCGTTGTTCAATTAATTGGCCAGAGACCCGCTCAAATTGGCGCACTGCACACTTGCCCTCTGTAATTAACCAATCTTCAGTACGATACAAGTGCCGTTGCATTGATAAGCTCTGACCAGGGTCAATGGTTAATTCCTTTACTTTTGTGCCAGAAACGTCATGTAATACACGATAATATCCCCAAGGACGAACGATTTTAGGCGCTTTCCACTCCTCTAATATCCAACTGCTACTGTTGAGTTTATTTTGGCCACCTACACCAAACACGAACTCTACATCTTTGACTTTCATTTCTGGAATATTTTTAGCAGTGCGGTCGCCGCCGTTGGCAAATACTATTTGACTATTAGGGTACATCATTCTAACGTTGTTGATTGCTTCAATCGCAGTATCGTCGTTGTCGTCAAAGAGGATACAATGATCTATCATCTTTAGGTTCTGTATAATATTGATACGTTCTGTGCTGGGCATAAACGCACGGCCTTTCTTGCGTTCTAACCAACTATCACTGTTAACCCCAACAACAAGTATATTACCTAATGCTTCAGCGGCTTTAAAGTATTCTATATGGCCGCTGTGTAACGGGTCAAATCCGCCCGTTACTAATACAACACGATTAATCATTTTTATAACTTTTTCTAGTAGGTGGTTTGCTTTTTAGTGGCATCGGTTTAAACGTTTTTGTTTTGACTTCAGTAGCGGCCGGCTGTTCTATAGTATGGTCAGACGATTGAACTACTTCACCTGGTATCACCCCCGCATCTGCTGTAGCCGAAGGTATTTCTGTCTGCTGACTAACGTAGTCAATAAAGTATAGTTCTTTATCTAACCATGGCATGACAATTTCTTCTTGTTTGAGGAATCCGTTTGCATTAATGCTATTAACAATACTAGGATGTAACAAGTTTTTATCTATTAGATCAAACCACGTAGTGGTCTTAGGATTCATTGGCTCTACATCTGTTTTATATACCGCCATGTTAATCCACGGGTCTTGAAACTGTTTTAACAAATACGCATCACGACAGTCAAATCCGTTAACGGCTAACATGTAAATTAGCATAATAGGGTTGTAATGGAAAATACAACCGTTATAGCCCCTGCTGTATTGTCTGCCGTATTCTATGCCTGTATGTTGCGGCACACTTAATGCTAGCATACCGTTTACATTAAGATATCCGTTCCATTTACGCAAGGTATATAATGGATCAGTGCTATATTGCAGACTATCATGCGCCCAGATAAAGTCAACTGGTACTGGAAACAAGTAGTCGGCATCAAAACTATTATTAACTTTATGAATATTCTTAAGATTGGGCAGTTGTGCTAGTTTACTAGAATCAGTATCCACAGCATGGCAGGCAAAGTTATAGGGTTGTGGCGGATCTTCGTTGTTCATTAAAGTAGCCCACCAAGTAGTATCTTCACCGGCACCACAACCCATGTCAGCTACATGATGAATACTTTCTAAAAATATATCGTATTGCTGTATTAGGTCAAGGATACGTAAACTATGTCTAGCCAATTGAAGCATCCTCCATACCTGCTGTACGCAAGCGGGTAATATGCCCTAGCATAAAGTTTTTACTTTCTAAGCCTTTCATAATACCTAGCCATTTGTTACGCAATAGGGCAACTTCGTTAATAATAGTTTCCATATCAATAACGTCATCCTCTGCTTCTGCATACTTTTCAGCATCGCGACTAGTTAGCGCACGTGCATAGGCTTCGAGATATTTCTTATAATGAGTTTGTCGAATTTTTCGTAGCTGTATGTTAAGATAATTGAGCACTGCTTCAATCTCTTGTAGTTGATTAAAGCGTTGCTCTGTAATACCTGGTAAATTTGCCAGATTTTTTTCAATATTACCATAGGTTCCAACTTCTTTTTTAGCCTGTAATAGTTCGTTTTCATAATGGGTTATGAAATCTGGAATATTTCCTAGACTAGAAACTACTCGACTATACCACATTAGTAGTCATCGCTTCCGTCGAGATCTTCTTCTTCGTCGGCATCGACTTCTTCACCTAGATATTCTTCAACTGCACGTTTCAGATAGCTATCAGTGCCACCAAATGTTTTAAGATCTGCTTCGGTGATATTGTGATCAGCTACTACGCTAATTACATGGTCAGCAGCTGCTTGTTTATCTTTAGGGTTGATGTATTCCCTGCAGGTTAACCATATTTCACCTAATACATCCAATTCTACATTCATTCTTCTTGTCCTTGTTCTAATACTTGATTTTCACTTAAGTCTTCATCTGCAACTTCAGCAGTTTCAGTACTTAGCAAAGGGTTAACATTAGATGAAATTTCTTTCATTACTTTGTCTAATGATCCGTCTTCGTTTCGTTCCCATGCTTTGCGGAATTGTTTAATAGTTTTTCCGTCTGCTAGTGTATAAACTAAACTGTTACCTTCTTTCTTAAGCAAGTTCTTAGCTTCTAACATGTCTGTTAATCCTGAGTAAGGACTCATACCAGTTTCATATGGAATCTCTACTTGTACTGACTCAAACGGTTTAGCATAACGAGTTTTCATAATCTTACAAGCAGCACGGATACCGTTAACTGTTGTAGTCTTGTTACCGTCTGCATCTGTTTTAAGTTTAAGTTTACGCATGGCTACAACAATACTCGAAGCGTAGATAAAGCCCTGACCACCTGAAATCTTGTCATCTGGATCAAACATATCTTGGCTTGCGTATGTATGATTAGTTGCCACTAGACCTAAGTTTAATGTACCAAACATGTTTACACAGTTACGTACAAGTGCTGTAAGTGCTTTAGGTTTACGACCCATATCACCCTTCATTTCACCTGCTTCAAACTGGTTAACGTCTGTTGGAGTAAGCATCATACCCAAGCTGTCTAGAACAAACAATACTTTTGGACGGTCTTCTTCTGGAAGTGTACGATACTCTTTAACAAAGTCACTGATAACTTTAGCCACATCATCAATCATAGCCATGTTAAGTTTAAGTAACTTGCTTTCGTCTGTGTCTACACCTAATGCGTGTAACCATGCTTCGTCAAGTGCGTTTTCTGTATCAATTAAGATTACATAGATACCTTGCTCTTGCGCATGACGTACAATGTTGCCTGAACAGATAAATGATTTACCTGCGCCGGATTCACCAGCAAACACAGTTACCTTACCCATTGGGATACCTTTGTTAAAGTCTCCGCTTAATAGATAGTTTAATGTGTAGTTGCCTGTTGAGATCCAATCAGTTGGATCGTTAAAGCCAATACCTAAGCCTTCAATGCTTTTAGTAATTGACTTTCTAAATTTACTAATGTCGAATGGTTTCGCCATGATTTATCCTTATTGAAAAAAGGGTAGAGCATTAGACTCTACCCCAATCTTATACTAAATTAAGATGTTTTTTGACGATTGCGAATCATTGCAAGGATGTCTTCAGCACGTTGGCCGCCACCTGCTGGTGCCGTTACTGGTGCTGTAGGTGCAACGTCGTCTGTTTCAAACGGTACATCTACTGATTCAACATGCTCACTAACTGGCGCACTAGCCGCCGGAGTTGATGCCGCAGGTGCTGATTGTGCTACAGCTTGTGCCGCAGGAGCCGCTGTTGCGCCGCCTGCTGGTGCACTAACACCACGTGGACGGTAGTAGCTACCCCAACGCTCTGTGTCATACGCCTGACCATCAACTGATGCTTCAAACATCTCTTTGATAACTTTAAGCTCAACATCACTTGGTTTCTTAGGAAGGAATTCGCTAAGATTGTACAAGCCATGTTTCTCAATGGCTTCTGCTTCGTCTGCTGTTAATGCAGATTCTTTACGTGACCATTTTGAAGTTGAGTAGTCAGCATAACCACCTTTTGATGTTTTGCTAACTGTAAAGTCCAAACCACCTTGGTAGTCTGTTGGTAAGTTTTCTAACTCAGGATCAAGCAAGGCTGCTTTAATTAAGTTGAAAATTTGTGGGCTGATGATGAAACGACGAATTGGATTCGCTGGTGTTGTATCATCTGCAATTGGGTTTTCATGTACAAAGCCTTGGAACAAGTATGATTTCTTTTTCCAATATTTACGACCCATCTCTTCTAATGATGCGTCTTTAAACCATGTACGTACTTCTGCAAGCACTGGACAAGCTTCGCCATACATTTCTACGCATGGTACTTGAACTGTAACTGGTTTACTATCTGCTTGGCCTTTTACACCAGCAAATGTTAAGTTGATCATTAAACGCTCTGCCCAGAAGAAGTCATTCTTTGGATTTGCGTCTGGTAAAAAACGGATTCTTGCGTTTGTGCCTTCTGGAATGTTCCAGTGGGCGTAGATAGCGTTATCGCCTTGTTGTTGACTACCGCCTGAACTGCGGTTTTCTTGTGCTTGTAATTTTGCACGAATTTCTGCTAATGATGTTGCCATGGTATAACTCCTTGTGTTTTAAGTTGGTCTTTTAAATGCCTAATAACGTAAGCATATATATACTATACGTTATAATTATTTATCTTACAAGAGAAATATTTAAATATTTTAACCAAACTTGTTAAAGTTATTTTAATTGAGTTTAATAGTTTATAAGTTTGAAATTGTATAATATTTGTTAATTAGCTTATGCTCGTTGTTTTTCTATTAGATTAATTAAGTTAATATTAGACGTATACGCACGGTTTGAATCTAATAATGATTCGTGATTGTCAAATCCCAATTGGTAACCAAGTTCTATCAATTTATCTGCTAGCAGTTGACGTCTTGCAATACGTTCAGCAAATGTCAAGGTTGGATTTTTTTTATTAAACCAAATTGTAGGATCCTTAGTTAATACTATGTCTGTATTCTTTTTACTTTGGTCGTATATCGGAGTACCCAGGGCTATGCTCATACTATAACCCAATGTAACTTCTTTGATAATTTTATTAGCCAAAGATGCATACTTTTCAAACATCAATACTGTATCATTGATATCGTCTGTTGTTTCTGTTGGATAACCCACAAATAATAAAAATATACATGATATATTAAATTTTTCCATAAACTCAAGTGAGTGGGTTAAATCTGCATTGTAAAAATTCTTCTTCATTTCGAGACGGAGTTTGTCGCTACCGGTTTCGACTCCAATTTCCAATCTTGCGGCTCCTGAATCAGCGATCTTTTTCCAATATTTCTCGCCTGATTGTTTTAGATTTCTAATAATAAACTGGCCGCCCCAGGTAAATGTTGGATATTGTTTGCGTATTCTAATTAAATAATCTAATAATTCATCAAACGCTAGCAGTGATCCGTTAACCAAACTATCAGTGAAGTGTATGTGTGCATTGGGTAACATTTCTAAAATTTTTAATATTTCGCTTGCAATATGCGAAGGAGATCTTTGTACAAAATCCCATCGTTTAGGCACTTCGCAAAATGTACAACGTCGCACACATCCTCTTGACCCTGTTATCGGAACGTATGGTCTTAGATTGTTTGCACTAGCTTGTTGTTGATAAAATACAACATCGTAGCGTGAGTAATCAGGTGCGTATGGTATATCTAGTCCAGCAATTTTTATATCACGCTGTATATTAAAATATTTAATAAGAAATTCAGGCCATTGAGCTTCACCATCGCCAACAATATAATAATCAATTATATCTGACTGCATCAACGACCCGTTTATACTATCTTTTATACCACTGCCGCCGGCCACTATCTTAATTGTTGGGTTTATTTTTTTCAACTCTTGACTCAGACTGACTGCCAATTTTTGACTTTTATAAGAGAATACACTTAACGCTACTAGCTTAGGATTTTTTTGATTTATTATAGATGCCCACTCTACTATATCAGAACACGACTTAAAGTCTAATATATTTAGATCTATAAAATCAGATTCTAAATCGAGCCATTTACAAGCACCCATTAATATTGCTGGTGCAGCTGGTAAATACCAAGTTGGCATTGGAGGGAAATTACAGATTAGTACATCCATAGCTCTATTTATCGGCCAATAAAAAAGGCACTAAAAAAGTGCCTTTTAATTGATTTATTATTGTTATTTTACTTGAGTCCTGCTATTCTGCGCATTTGTTCAATGTCTTCATCAAACTGTTTGTTATATAACGACACATCGTCTTCTGGTTCATCTTTAGCTATTGCCTTGATACCCCGAGGAATAGTTTTTAGTTTGTCTAAGAAGTTTAATGGTTTTGCTCCCATACGCTTTAGTTTTTCATCTTTGTTAACGTGATCGTCACCTGCAACTGATTCACCCAGTGCTGCTTTGATTTCTTCTTTGGTTTTGTTGTATTTTGCTACGAACTCTGCGTCTGATAATTCTTCTAAATCAATAGCAACGTCTTTCATACGACCTTCTTCTAATTCATCACAATACTCTTCTTGAGCGTGTGATAATGGACTAGCACTGTCTGCCGGTGCCATTGCTTCTAATGCTTCGCCCAGTGTTCTTGCTAGGTAGTCATAGTATTTTGCATTCTGGCGTTTTTTACTTGGTGCTTCTTTTTTATATGTTAAAGGTTTTTCTTCGCGTGGCTTATATTCTTCTGCAACTTCATTACTGCCTTCTAACTGATTAACAACTTGTTGAACATAAGCACTAATGTCACTAGAGCCAATTTCTTCAACTTCGCCAACCCATTCAGCAACATCTCTAGCCGCGTCCATAATTGCTTGTGGACCGTGTTTAACTAATAAGTCTTTGTGTTGGTTGATGATACGACGAATAATTGCTGACTGTATAGCTTCACAGCAATCGCTTTCATCTTCTTCATACACAGTACCGTCCATACCGCCATCGCCCGAACCGTATGTATCACCTTCTGTCATATCTTGTGATTTTTCTTCAGCTTTAGCACGTAGTTTTTCATTTGGAATATGTTGTGCTATCAGTGGGTCTAAATGTAAGTAGTCTAATAATTCACTTCTAGACATTTTGTTGTGCGGGGTATCACCTGTATCAGACTCTTCTAATCCTTGATCAGCAGATTCTACGTCGCCAATCTCGTTCATTAGTTCTTGGTATACTTCGGGTACATTGTTGTACACCCAATCCATAATAATATCACGTGCATCTGCTTCTGAATTTTCTTTTGAAGCATGTAACAATATTTCTTCTAATTTATTACTGTTAATAATACCGCTAATTGCGTTAATAGCATTAACAGCATCAATACCTAACGGCAATTCTTCAGCAAATACGTCAGCTAGGTCATCAACATTAATAGGTTCTTCGTCCCAGCTTTCTGCTACAGTGTTAGCCCAGCTTTCGAAGCTCTCGGCAAATTTATTAGTTTTCTTCATATTATAGGCCTTATAAACTATTGGTAACGCATCGCTCATGCGTTCATTAAATGTACGTTTAACAAATCTTTCTTTAAGAGCGTCAACGTCAAAATCTTCTTCTGGGATAAAACTTGTACTAGTTGCAGCAAATTGTTCTTTGCACTGTTGGTAACCTTTACGGCCACTCATTTTACCTAGAGTATTTTTTAGCAAGCTGTGATATTCAAATGCAGCTTCAACCATGCTTTTTGTTTCTTCATCTTCAAAAACACGGCGTACCATTGCGGCTTTAAATGGGCGCAATTTGCCACACTCTTGCGCAACTTCGGTAATATGTTGCCCAAACTCATCATTGATTTGACCGCCTTCGCTGACATGGCGTGCCATAGCACGTGCATAGCGTAGATTGTTTTCTGATAGTTTGAAGCGTTCACCATCTGCGGTTTCAAGATACATAGCACGAATTTTACGGCTACGACTACCACGTTGTTCTGGATCTATATGATCACTGTGGCGGATGATGATCTTTACAGGACCGTCATTTTCGTAACTGCTACGACTGGTGCCGTACATACGGCTTTCGCCGATAACGTCATCTTTGTCGTAGGTATCATCTGACCTGCTTACCTGTTTAACATCACGATGTTTAAGTGTTGAACGTGTAATATCACGAGGCTCAAAACTTAGTAGGTTGCGTTTGGCAAATTCACGTAGCTCTTTTAAGAATGCATACCATTCTTTACGTTGCTCGTCATCTAGATCATGGCTGATGTTCTTGCTAAAATATACCTTTAGGCTAGTTTCGTCAATGATACTAAGTGTAATGTTGCCGTAATTTTTACCGTCAACTACGTAGTCAAAGTTGAAAAAACGTGCATCTTCGGGATTCTGTGTAGCGTTGGCTTTATCATCGCCCAAGCTAACATCTTCGTAACGATCACGAATTTTTTCAAATAGACCTTCTGCAATTTTGTTAATTTCTCTCATAACAATATTTATCTAGAATATAAAGAATGGCATGGGCTCGACTATGTCTTCCAAGCTATCTTTCATATTATAATCAATTTGACTGTCGAAACTCTGTAGTAACATAGCCATGCGCACTACTAGGATAAGTGCCATAACTAAATCATCTGTTTCACCTGGTTTAGCAGCATAGCTAGGACCATTGGCTACAAACGTTTTAAGTTCTGATATAAGTGGTTTACTTACAATGGTCATACGCTTGCTTTCAATTAAGTTCTTTAATTTAGCGCATGCGGAGATTTTGGTTGAGTTAGTTGTGTTAAAGCCCTTGCGATATCTACGACCACTACCCGGACGTTTAGGTTCACTTAGGAATATACCTTTAAGATTTTCCTCGCCAATTTCACTAATGGATATAAGTGCAGCTTCACCTAAGGTGTTGTTTTCAACGCTGTAGTAGATATTGTTTTGGTTAACTGTTTCGTTTAGGTAGCGTAGGATTTCAGCTAGGATACCTACTTGTTGCTGTACAGGTGTACGATTGTGTTGCCATTCACCTACTTGTTTAAACGTGGGTAACTCAAAGATCTGTATACCAGCGGGGTCGCCGCCAGTACCCAGGCTTGGGTCTAAACTGACTACATAGGTATACTGCGGTTCTGGCTTTTTATACCAGCGTACCTGTCCTTGACGTTCTATAGGGTCTAGACCTGCAAGCTCAACTAGCATACTAGGATTAATTAGAGTTTCATCCCAGATGATAAATTCACAATCCATTTCACGTCGGAAACGTTCATCACCTAGCTGTGCCCGTTGTTGGCTAGCCCACTTTTCATCGCGGTCTGGATGTTCTGCCCAATAGCTACGGAATGATTTAAACCCGTTAACACCAACTTCTGTTGGATTACCAAACTCATCAAAGCACTTGTTAGCACCTTTCCATAGGGTAGCAAACTGGTCTTCATCGCTGTTAGGCGTTGAAGTAATAATACACTTACCACCAGTTGCTAGTGTGGGACTTATAGCAGTCCAAAATTCTCGTCCTATGGTAGGGCGAACGAATGCAAACTCATCTGCATATAGTAATGATATAGACATACCACGACCAGTGTTTTCAGTTGTTGTGGCTGAAACTATTCGACTACCATTATCAAAATCAATACTACCTTTGTTGTAACTCACAGCACCTGCACGTATAAAGTCGGGTACGCTTTCGTAAGCGTAGCGAATACGTTGCATGATTTCTTGTGAGCCTGTGTATTTGTGTGCGGCAATTAGGATAGTACTATCCGGTACGAACATAGCGTACCATAACAAGTAACCAGCGGCACTTGTTGACTTACCTGTTTGTCGGGGCATTAGCGATATGCTAAAGCGATAGTTATGATATGTATGGATTAAGCGTTTTTGATAGTCAAACGGGGCATATAGCATACGTCCTTGGGTAGGATGTTGTATATAGAAGTAGTTACTCATAAAGTATTCCGGTCCGTCTATAGGATCTGAGCATTTTACGAATTCTTGTAGCTGTTCATGTGTAAAAGACGTTTGTTGATGCGGCTTTTTTACTAGAACGTTATCTGTACCTTTTGCTGTTGCCATACTATTACTTATACTAGTATGCTAGTGTAGGTTAATTACCAAGGCTTTTCGCCTGTTAGATATGGTTTACTAAACCATAATTGAAACCATTCCGGAGTTCCGGGTTGAACGTTGTTGTTGTTTTGATAGTTGATTTTTTCTACTGCGGTGATGCTAGGATTACTGCCTTCTATTCTAGTAGGAGTATCGTATCCTTTGTATTCAGCTAGTTTACCTGCATTACCAGATATACCTGCTAATCGTTTGATTTGATCTAGATCATCCATTATTTTGATTTTCTTTTAATGGGGCCACGATCACGCATAGGACTTACTTTATGCACATCATCCGCTTCGCAACTTTTATGATCGTGTTCTGTTTCTGCGTATTCGCTGTCTACAGTTTTAAATGCACTTTTCATCATTTTATGTTCAGCTTCACTGTAAGGACGAGCAACATTATATTTCTCAACCCAACTACTCTGCGGCATATCAACAGCACCGTCACTCTTGCCGTCAGCCATAGCAGTTGCCATCATAATACGATTTAAGTTGTAGGCACGGTCGTAACCGCCTTGATCACGGAATTTCCACTCGCCGGTGTCAGCCTGTGTTTGATCTTTGGGCTTAGTGCCGTCGTATCCTTCAATGATGATTTCGTTAATTTTCATATTTTGATAATTTTCTAATGATGCAACGTGTGCTTTTGACTACAGCTACGCATAGGCATACTAATTTGTATTCTATACGTAGCCTAAGACTCATACTACCCTTTTACATCATTGATCAAACTTTCGTATGATTTCCAAAGCTGTTCTTCTTTAACAGCCATTGGGTTATCACCACGATATGGTTTATCACTGTATGAACGTTTAGCACGGTGCATATCATTACCACTTGGAATAGCAGTATCAAGCCCACCAATTTTTTCATTTGGTGTATTTGTATATTCAATATCACGTTCTTCAGCAACTTCTAATTCAACAGGCTCAACCATACCTTGTGCAATAGCCGATGCTGCATCTTGTGGTAATTCAACTGCTTGTACTGTTGGGGCAACTTCGTCCATGCCGGCTAATTTACGGAACAAGTTAAGTGCATCTTCTTGGCCGTTAGCTGTAATGTTTACATTGATATCTTCTTTAACAGTATATTTCTTACCGTCAACTTCAAACTCTTTACTACCACTTGCTTTAGCTGCCGCTAGTGCGCCCGAGAATTCGTTGCCTTCTTCCATTTCTTCTTCTTCAATGGCACTGGTATCTTTGTATGATTTATCACCTAATTTAAATGTATCACCAGCGGGTGTATCTGCTAGTTTGCCAGTGAATGCATTACCTTCAACAACACCTGCAGCAGCATAGAATTTATCATGGCTAAAACGTGGATTTTGTTGTTTAAATATATCAGCGTGATGTTGTGCTAACTCTTTACGTTTAGCTTCATCTGGAATATTTTTAATTAGGTTTGCTACCATTCTAAAGTCTTTACGACTGGCAGCTTCGTTGATCGAACTTTCATCTAATGCGTCTTCGTGTTGGCAAGCGCATGATGACTCTAACATGCCACAGCTTTCACATGATGCTTGTTTAGTCGGCAAGCCTGCTAGTTTAGCAATTTCATCCAATTCTTGGCCTACCGGTGATGTTACTGGATTGGCATTTGTTGGAGAAGGAATATTTGATTGATTAATATCTTCAGCTACTTCTTTACAGTAGTGACCATATGATGTAGCTACATCACTTAAAAAGTCTTCATCCATTAAAAGAATATTTCTAGCTTTATTTGGTGTAATACCTTGTGCTACCATTTCTTGGCGCACTGCGGTAACAAATTCGTTGCCAGCTGTGTCTAGATTAGGATTCTTATCACATAATGCTTTGGCAATTGACTCATAGAAATAGTCGCCTTCTTGTAGCATACGACTTTCTTTTAGTTTCATTGGCGTAACGTTGGTCAGTTTCGGAGTAGAGTTTTTAACTGTATCACCAAATGCAATACCTTCTTCAACTTGACCTTTGTTATGTGCTTTCCATGCTGTAGCATAAGCAATACCTTTTTCTTTCTTAGATAGTTTGCCGTCTTTAGCATAACCTTTCTTAATATGTTTAACCATACGTTCGGCTTTCTTACCCGGAGGTGCTACTTCATCTAAATCACTAACATCATCTTTTTGTGCTGCACCGCCGTAGGCTTTACCAGCAACTTTACGGATTGGTGTATTAGCATTGTTGCTGCCACGTTCTGCACGTTCATCTTCTTGACGATCTTTTAATGCTTGTAAACGTTTACGTTTAGCAATAGCATCTGCGTTAGGTGCTTCTGGCTCATCGTATTTGCCTTCATGTAGACTATTGTGTATAGCTGTGTGTACTTCAGCACCGTATTTGCTTTCTAATTGATTAAGTTCGACTTCTGACAGTGGAGTGCCGTCAACAAACGTTGCCGCAACACAATAAGCATCTGAGTAATCAGGTGCGTCCCATTGGTGTACGTCTTCAAAGTCCAAACTATTCATGTTAACTTCTTTGCCACCAATAACAACTGCTTGACTTTCATTTAGGCTGTGTTCACGTTTCTTCATAGCTTCAATAAAGTCTGCTAGTTTACAATCAGGATGTTTAGCTTTGTATTTGTCATAGTTAGCTTTGAATTTAGGATGTTTAGGGTTATATAGCTCGTACGGACCTTGGCCTTCTTTAATTTTTAATTTGCTTGTTAGATCTTTTGCGTCACCACCAAACATATCTTTAAACGCACCTTTGGCATTGTTTTTATCTTTAACTGCTTTCTTAGGTGGTTGATTAAAAGATGAGGAGTGACGTACACCGTATTCATCGTAGTCGTCGCTACTAAACGGTTTAGCTTTTTTTTCCTTAGCAGCTTTCTTCATTGGCTCTTTTTTATCGCCATCTTTATCTAGGTCTAAGAAGTCCGGTTTGGCAGATTCGTTAAATTTAGCAAATTTACCTGCTAGGCTTTTAACAGCATTCATAATAGAACCTTTAGGCTCTACATTTTCATATACTGTTGGTTGGTTAACGCTTTCGTTTAACTGTTCTGATTTTGCGTTGTCATTCAGGCCTTTCATTACACCTAAAATATTATACATTCTCATGTCGCTCATTTTATGCTCGTCCTTTATTTGTAGTTGGGATCTTATTTTGTTTGCTACCTACTGGACTTACTTGTCCTTGAGCAACATCATTGGTTGTTTTACCGTATGCTGGATCTTTCGCCCCACCTACAGTTTTGTCAGTGCCGTCAATTTCAAACTTAGCTGGTTTTTCTAATTCTTTAAGAATTGTACCAGCTTCACTATAGAACTTGCTAGCAGCTTTTTGGTCTTCTGACGCTTCTGGCAAAGGTTGTGTTAACACATCTTCACCTTTCTTAAATTCACGTAATTCACTTTGGCCATCAATGTTCCAGCGCCAAATTTCTTCTGGATTGTTTTTAGCTACAACCACAACCTGTGATTGCGGGCAACCTAAACGTTCAGCAACGATAGCACGTAATTGAGCATCGTTTACTGGATATTTAAGACTAGCATCCATTAAAAAGATTTCGCAGTTTTGAATACTTGGGAAATCAATGTCGTTAGCTTTGATTGGTAGATGTTTGATTGCACCCAAGCTCTCAACTTCATAACTAGCTAATCCTATTTTTAGTCCGTCTAGCTTGTCTGCGGGATCGCAGTTGGCTACTTTGATACGGAATTCATAAATTTTTTGGTTTTCACCAAGATATTGTAAAAAGTTTTTCATAATTGTAAAAGATCCACTATAGTGTTATTTATCAAGAACACTATGTTTTTTTGTTAAGTAGTTGCTTAAGTAGTTCGTTACGGTCAATAACTACACCTTGCCCGTCTTCTGCATCGATGAGCTTATCACCGTCTGTTTTCTTGCTTGCTTGGTCAATTTGCCAGTCTAAACGAGCTTTTTTCAGCTGTAAATCAATCGTTCTGAGCTTTTTATCTAACTTGGCTTGTTTGGCTGTAATAGCATGCCCTAGGAGTGTACCTGCGGTTGCAAGTATATGCCCACTGAAGCGTGCTTCTACGTTCATGCCCAGATCGATCAAGTCGTTAAACTTATCTTTGGCTAGGTCGCTTAGTTCATCTAGCTCTTTATCGCTAGTGTCTAGGTCATTGACCATTGGTAGGGCAGCATCAATCTTGTCAATGGCAAGATCAACCGCGGTAATCATTTCACGATTTTCTTCAATGGTGTGCTCTGCTTCTTCAGCAGTAACATCATCTGTTGGGGGTAGATTAAATAATTCTGATAATTTTTGTGTCATAGTAATACTATTTACACTAGAGATTATCGTTTAAGATTTTTAAATATGTCGTGTTCTGTTACCACACGGAAACGCATGTTATTAGCTTTACACCAAGCATCTGCAGCGGCCCACTTGGCCATGTTAATTGCCACGCTGTATTTGTCTTTAACTGACCTAGCACTTTCCATAGTAGTCTGCGCTAGAGGTTTAATTTCTACTACTTCTACGTGTCGTTTTTTACCTGCATCTTGATATACTATAACAAAATCTGGTACATAGATAGTTTGTTTGCCTAGTACGGGATTGTAATAAGGTATTTGTATACTTTCGCTGGCCCACTGTGTAACTGCTGGATTATTATCACAAAAGTTCATAAATGCAAATTCCCAACTGCTACGGTATGTAGGAACTTTCTTTCCTATATACTTTTCTGCATTCTTAATTGTAAATTTACCGTTAGCGTACTTGGCCATTATGCTAAAATCATTCGTTCTACATATGGGCTAGTTCTAGGACTGTTACTAATACCCAATAGGCTAGTGCCAACTCTGTTTAAATTAAGCAACATTATTAGATACGCATCTAATTCTGTTACATAGGCATAGGCAGTACTGGGACCTGGTTTAGCATACTGTTTAGTTCCAGTAGTCCAGGTACCTGTTTGGCTGTCAAACACATAATCATCTTGTGCTTGATCATTAGTTTCATGTGAGTAATATGTTTCTGGAGAGTTTAATCTATTTTTATCGTTTAAGGCTTTTAATTGATCAACTATACTCATTGGATCAATGCCTTGTTGTAGTGCTGTATAGATCACTGCCGCGGCTAGATTTTTACCTGTGTCTGCATTGCCTGTGATTTTTTGAAAGAACGCAACCACAGCATCGTTAATCATCGGACTTGTGGTTTGTGGTAAGTCGTAAAAATTATTAAAATATGCACTAGTACTTGCACTGTTGTTTGTTTGATTGGGTAAATTTCCGTTGATTGCCATAGTGTTATTCCTATCTGTTAATCAGGCCACCGCCGCCGGTAGCACGTTTAATACCTTGTTGCACTGACGAACTAGTGGGTGCAAACACGGTACTAAATGGATTTTGCCCTTTAAGTATGCTGTTGCCAATTTTACTCAAATCAAGTGCAGGTGCTTGTTTAAGTTGAATATTAGTACCTGTGAGAATATTAACTGAATTTATACCGCCTTGAATTATTGATCCCAAGTCGCCGTTTTCGATCCCTTTAATGACTCCCTTGACTGCACCGATTGCTGCGCCAGCGTTACGTAGTGGACTTGGGGTATTATCATAATGTATTTGATCAAAGCCCATTACAGTGCCTGCTTCAACTGGTCCTGATTCATATAATACTGACTCAAATGCCACAGTCATCTGATGCTCTAACGGAGTATATTCGCCTGCAGAGTGCTGACCGTGTGCAAACGATGTAATCATTGGTTTAACTAGATAGTATGCACTAAAACGCTTTTGATGTAGGCTATAAATTCTAATTGCATTTATATAAGGTTGATTTTTATCGTCTACTGTAGGGCTATATCCCCACATTTGTTGCTGACGTTGTTTATACTTGCTGTCATAGGTATATGTTGACTCATTACCTAAGTAGTCACTATCTCTATAGTAGTATGAGAAATAGTTTTGCCAAAACATACTTACAATATCAGCACTGTCATCGTGGAATGTTATGTTAACAGGATCGTAGTTAACTCGTTCTTGCTGTACCATTTTACGATTATATGCATTATAAACTTTGTTTTGTACGTTAAATTTAGGTAGGTTAACAGACTTGGCCATTAAGCCCATTTCTATTAGACTGTTTTGATCTGTTCCTGCTATATTTTGATTTAGGTCGATGAATACATGGTACAGGTTGCTAAGTTTGGGACTTAGTCTGTATAAGCCGTCAACAAATGTACGGGCGGCGTGTTGATAGTCGCGTATGTTTTGTTCTGGTGCTATGGATTGGAGCAGGTCGCCCCAAATATTATTCTGACTCATAACTTATCCTATATACATTATTTATCGAGATAAAAAAGCCCGGATTTTAACCGGGCTTGTATTAGTTTAATTTTCGTCTGGATTAACCAGTAATTACGGTACCAAATGTTCTTGTTACAGAAGCACCAATACCTGAACCTGTAGGTGTTTGTAATGCATTATCATAACGAATTGTTAGAGCAATTGTCATTGGTTCATTAGTTGCATAGTTATTATCGGCATAATCTGCTGCAGATAAGTAACAACCTTGCAGTTCCCAAGTTTCTAAGATGTTTGGAGTACTTGCACCATTACCACCATCAAGAATTTCTAGAATAGTTTGGAATTTATAATCAATGCCAGAACTTGCACTAGCCTGTTCAAAGAAATCAAACTGTTTCTGCATCTGTTCACCGACACGTTTAGTAACTTCGCCACTGGCGTCATCACGCAGGTTGCATGAGCATTCTGCCCAGGTTGGTTTACCAGCTAGATAAACCTTACTGTTGTAGATTGGGATTTCAATTGGGTCAAAAGTTACCTGCGGACGTTTAAAATCAATAACCTGTTTAGTTAACTCAGTTGACGGTTGTGTAACACCAAAATTTAAGAACGTTACGCGAAAGCGGAACTTTAATTTTGGCATTAACAAACCCTGTGAGCTGGCACTTTGGTTTGTTGATAACGGCACTGTAAAATTGCTTAATGATGATGTTGCCATCTTATTTTCCTTTTAATACTTTATAGTATTTACCATTTTTTCTATTGCAAACTGGGAGAGTTACCTCTCCCATTATATGCGTATATTAATTAATTGTTAACGCTGCGCCAGTGTTTTGTAAACGTACTGGAATATAAATGAACTCAATTGCTTTAACTGGTTGAATTGCAATATCAATCCACAACTCGTTAGAATCAATACGTAACGGAGTGTTGTTGGTTGTATCGCAAACTACCAAGAAATCATAGATACCACGTTTAGCAACTAAGTCATTAAACACTGAATCAAATGCCGCTTTAACTTGGCTACGTGTAATAGTATCATTTGGTTCAAATATAAACGGTGCAGCTAGTTTTGCTAATACTGTACGTAAGTACACCACTAAACGAGCTACGTTAATACGATCCATTGCACTTGCTGATGCTGAACGTGTTTTTTGACCGTATGCAACTAAGCCTACGCCCGGAAGTACTGTTAATGGGTTAATGCTGTTTCTGTAAAGAACATCACGTAGACCATTTGTAACTCCGATACTTACATATACGTTGTCATTGTTACGATCAACATAACCAATGCTTGATACGTTATCAATTAAGCCACGACGTACACCAGCTGGTGCAAACCACGGATAGCTAACTGCATCACTACGGATTATTGTACGCAACATCATATGACTTGGCGGAACAACTACTGAGTTACCATCTAAGTTAGTTGCTAAACCACTTGGATAGTAAACACCTAGATATTCACTACGGCTTACTAGGCCAGTTTCGCCATTGTCTGCAGCAAGGTTAACATTACGTGCCCAATTGTCAATCGATGTACTGTCTGATGGTAAATCAATTGGACTATCACCAATAATGAACGCTGTGTTTACACGATCGTTATTTAAAGTGATCATGTCTTGGATTAATTCTGTGTAACCCGGGCAGCAAATTAAGTTAAACTGTGTTTGGTCTTCACGTAATGTTGTGCTTGATGCAATAGCAGCTTTCAATGCTTCTGTAACTACGCTACGTTGTGCTTTGTAACCAAAATATGGAATACCTGTAGTCGGATCTTCACCGCTAGCACTTACCCATGCATCAGCTTCTGTACTACCGACTGCGACTAATTCTGCACTTGTAAAGTAATCTGTCTTAAATGATTTTACATTATAACCACTGCGACGTGTATTAAACAATAATGTACCACGTGCATATAGTTGATAATCAGGAGCATCTGGATCTAAATGATCGCTAGTTAGTAAACCAACAATACTCGGTAGTGTATCTGTAATAACATTTACATTGCCAGTTGCTGACCAACGTGCATCTGCAAATAAAATACCGTCTGCATCAACATTATCTGTATTGTCAATTAGCACCCATGATATGCCATTGTAGCGATATAGTGCTGGGAAGTTAGCCAAATCGCTTGTGTTAATCCACAAGTCGCCTGCTACTAGTTGACTAGCGCCGTCACTTTGTGTTGT